CTCGTACTTGCCCTTGTAGTCGTCCGGCTCGGCTGACTTCAGATCCTCCAGCTCCTTCTGGACTCCCGGCAGCTTCTCGGCGTCCGCCTTGTACCCGTCGCGCTCCTTCTTCAGCGCGTCGATGGACTCGACGTGCGCGTCGATGATCTGGTCGATCTTCTCATCCTCGATGCCCATTGCCTTCAGCATCTTTCGCGTGAGTGCCATGCTCTTCAGTCTCCATTCCTTCGGACGCCCCTCGTCAGGGGCTTGCCTAGAAATTACTTTAACATGTCCGGCTGCTCAGGTCAAGTTGCAGCCGCTGCGTGTTGCATTGTATTGCACCCCCAAGGGGGTGCGCAATACAATACAACACCACAGCCTGCGGCCGTTGCAACGATGAAACAGCGCAATGCAACACGTCAGGACAGCTCCGACTGTATTATCTTGCGGTACGTGTCTGAGTGCCCGCGCGCGGCGGGGACCAGGAACGGCTGCGCCTTGGTCCGGGAGGTCCCCATCTCCACGTACTGGCCGTACTCGACGTTGGTGCCGACGTACACCTTCTTGCCGTCCACGACGTGCGTGATCGAGTTGCGCAGCCTGCCGGTGTCCACCGGGCACTCTGCCTTGGCGTAGCGCTCCGCGGTCAGCCCGATCTTCTCCAACGCGGCGTCCGTGGCCTCGGCCAGCTCCGTGCGGAATCGGTCGGAGTTGTCCTCCAGTATGCGGACGTCACTGTCAGCCATTCTTCCCCTCCTTCCACTCCTCGTAGCTCATGTCCCCGAGCTTCGAGCTCCTGGGGACGTCGTCCTCCACGCCGTCCACCACGGCGACCAGGGTGCACCGGCAGTTGTACACCTCGGCAGGCTTACCGGGTCTCCGGGATACCTGCATCCGTTCGAGAACCTCTCGCCGACCTTCACGCGCTCCCCGTCGAGGCGTCGATGGGAGTGGCGGGTGCGCCCGTCCAGGGTGGCCATCCACTCCTGACGCATCTCGATGCCCATGGCCTCGGCCCTGCGGTAGGAGTCGATGCGCCCGGCGTTCTGCGCGCCCGTCATGGCCGTCCGGGCGTTGCGCATGGCGGCCCTGAAGTCCATGTCCGCCACGCTCTGGAGCCTCCGTGCGACCTTGTCCAGGGACTCGCCCTGCAGTATGCCCTGCGTGACGGCCGAGACGATGTGCTGGCGGTTCCACCGCCTCTCCTTGGCCACGTCCACCTTGGGCTCCGGCAGTAGGTCCGGCTCGTCGCGCACCAGGCGCTCGACCGTCTGCGCGTCGTACAGGGTGAACGCGGTGTCCACGCCCGCCCCGGACTCGGCCTGGAAGGTGCCGTAGTTGAAGTTCGCGGCGTAGGCGTCGGGGGTGTGCTCGCTGACCGCCGACATGGCGATCTCGCCGGCGTTGGCGTAGTCCTCGGCCAGCCCGTCCACCATCTCCCGCCACCTCTCGCCGACCAGGATCTGGTTTCGACGCCACGTCGCGTACTCCTCCTGCGTGATCTCTCCGCGCTCGGCCTGCCCGCGCTTGATCGAGTCCTTGGCCCCGAACCTGGACAGGTAGCCCTCCAGCTTCTCCTGGGTCTCCGTCAGGGCCCTCAGGTACTCGCGGCGGACCCTGCGCTCGACCTTCCCGATCAGCTCCTCGGTCTCCTCGTGGGCGGGGTCGGCCATGGGCTACTCCTCCTCGCCGTCTGCGGGCGGGAAGCCGCCCTCCTCGGTATCCTCCTGAGGCTCTCCGAGGCCGGAGGACAGGCGGTCCATGTCCTCCTGGTCCTTACGGCGCAGGATGTCCGCGATCTCCTCCGGGGAGACGTTCGGGAGCTTCCGGAGCACGGTCTCCTCGTCGAGCCACTGGGCCTCCTGGACGACCATCTGCACCTGCTCGGCCTGGTTGGAGATGCGCTGGCGCTTGTACACGGGCTCGTCCTCGATACCCAGCAGGGTCAGGATCTGCCCTACGCAGTCGGAGACCTGCTGCTCGAAGTCGGCCGCCTCCTCGTCCATGGGCTGGTACGCCGCGTCGATGTGGTCGTTGGTCGCGCCTGCCGCCACGGTGTGCACGTCCAGCGCCCCGAAGTCCTCGTAGATGCCGGCGCGGATCATGTCCAGGTACGCCCTGCGCGCCTCGTACGGGATCTCCTGCGAGTAGGGGGTCACCTTGCCGCCCTCCGAGGTGTCCGCGTTGGCGATGTGGGTCACCTTCAGGCGGTCGCGGAATCGCGCCAAGTCCTTGTCGCTCATGCCGCCCGCGTTCTCTACGATCCAGTAGATCTGGGAGACGTCGGACAGGTCGTTGGCGAAGCCCGACCGGATCAGGTCGTAGGAGTCGATGGCCTCCCGCATGCCTACCAGGGTGGACTGCTGCAGCCTCGAGCCCCACATGGGCACGATCGGCAGGGATGAGTAGTTCTCCTCGCCGATGACGGCCTCCGTGCCGTCTGCCGGGACGTAGCGCACGCGCTGGACGTAGGAGCTCTTGGGCTCGATCTCGCGCAGCTGCTCGTCGCGGTCGCCCTCGGTCCGGTACTTCGTGTACCCGTCCTCCTCGTAGAGCACGACGTACATCGGCTTCTCCGGCGCCAGGCGCCAGAAGCGCGCCCCGGCGCGCAGGGCGCCCGTCTCCTCGTCCCACAGCGGAACGAATTCGGTCAGCGGGAAGACGTGCATCCGGTCCACGTTCCAGAAGCAGAAGGTCACGCCGTGGATCAGCGCCTTGTACCCGGCGTCCGCCAAGTCGCGGTCGAAGCGCCTGCCGAGCCTCTCCTTCGTGCCCTCTCCGGCGAAGGTGACGCCGTTGCCCAGCGAGTACATGGCGCGCTGGGTGTTCAGGCGGTGGAAGAAGTTGCTGGCGATCTTGTTGTTGCTGCAGGTGAAGTCCTCGATCGGCTGCCCGGACAGGCTGAGGATGGTCTGCACGTAGTTCATGATCGTGTCGTTGAGCTGCCGGTCGTAGCGGTCCGCCATGCGGGCCAGGGCCACAGGCCTGCTCTGCACGTGCTCGTCGATCGCGGCCTGCAGGAAGCCGAGCCGGTCCTGCGAGGACTCGAAGTCCTGGAAGGTCTTCATCTCCATGATGTGAGGTCTCCTTTATCCGAAAACTGGTCTGTAGTCTTCCTCCGGCCTGTACAGCCTCTTGGTGCGCACGAGGTAGCGCAGGGCGTCCATGCAGTGGTCCTCGGCCTTGACCGGACGATCCCCGTCGGCCTTGTCGTCCCAGCAGTAGCCCTGGAACTCCCGCACGGTGCCCTCGCACTCCTCCGAGACGCGGACCCGGCCCGACTGCAGGCACACGGCCGTGTCCCGGATGCCGTCCTCCACGTCGTTGTCCGCCTTGCGGACACGGAACTCGCGGTCCTCGCACCGGCGCAGGGCGGCGATGAAGCTGGCGGCCGAGGGGTCCACCACGACCTCCACGGGCTCGCCGTCCGGGGCGTCCTCGGTGAACGCGACCAGGTCGGCCACATAGTCCGCGTCGGTCTTCTGGTGGCCCGTGTCGCGGCCGGAGTAGCGGTACTCGCCGACCGCGTGCCAGACGCCGTCCTGGCCCTTGCGCCACTTCAGCGCGGCGAAGGCGTTCTGGGTGCCGTAGTCGACCGACAGCGCGTAGCCGAGGGAGGGGCCGCCGTAGGTCTCCTCCACGGCCTCCTCCCACATCGGGTACACCAGGCCCTCCGCCATGGCCCACAGGCCGAGGATGTACCTCTTGAAGTAGACCGTGCCGGAGTACTCCATCTCCAGCGAGCGGACGTACTCCGGCGGAAGGAAGGGGTTGTCGTAGATGGTGTAGTGCTGGTAGAACAGGTCCACCCCATCCTCCAGCGACCTGTCGATGAAGCGCTTCACGAAGTGGGTCGGGCCGGCCGGGTTGCACGCGGCGTGGCACTCCGAGTACGGCAGGGAGAGGCGGCTCTTCAGCATCTCGAAGACCTCCTCGTTGATGTCGCAGATCTCGTCGCAGTAGCAGAACTTGATCTCGGAGCCCCGCAGCTTCGACACCTGGCCCCTGTTCTCCACGCCGATGCAGTAGACGCGCTCGCCGAAGAGCAGCGCCTGGTTGCGGTTGTTGATCTCGCTCACCAAGGGGGCGCCCCAGATCTCGCGCATGGGCTCCAGGACGTTGCGCTCGATGCTCTCGCGGGTGGCCCCCAGGATCACGCTCAGCCCGCGGCGGCCGCGGAACCTCTGCAGGCGCTCCGGGATGGTGAAGCGCACCGCCAGATGGCTCTTGCCGGAGCGCACGGCGCCCACGGCGAAGTTCCATCGGCAGTGCGCCTCGCGCACGTACTCGGCCTGCTTCGGGGTGATCTGGATGCGGAGCGTCTCGCCCGCGTCTGTGTCGGTAAATCTAGCCATCGGAAGGGGCCTTCTCCTCCCCCTCCGCGGCGGGCAGCTCGGCCGCGCTCGCGATCGACACGAGGACGTCCTTGACCTGGCGCAGCTGCTCGGCGGTGGCGTCGCGCGGGTCCTGCTGCGCGCGCCAGCGGTCGGGGCGGCGCGAGTACAGCCACGACAGGCACGCCTTGGTGTCGGCGGGCACGTGCCGGGTGCGCCGGGACACCACGCGCATCTCGCCCTCCACGAGCTCCTCGTCCACCTCCACGGCGTCGTACCCGAGCGCCCTCTTCAGCAGCGACTCCTCCACCATGGCGTCCACGAGCTCGTCCGTCTGGCGGATCGCCCGGTCCAGGTCCTGGCTGGAGTACCTCCACTTGCGGAACGTGGTGGCCGACACCCCCACGTACTTCACGGCGATCTCGTCCAGGGGCAGCCCCTCGCGCCTCCACCCGGCGACCAGGGCGGCCCCGTCGGGGGACGACCAGAACGCCCTCCGCTCCTCCATCCCCTCCTTGGTGTCGGGGAACTCCACGTAGGCCACGCCGGGCCTCCTCTCCCGGCCCGCCTCGGGCCGACTCTGTCTGTCCCGGCCATTGTACCACCCCGGCCGCCCTGTTGCAACCGGGCGTTGCAGGCGTCGGGGATTGTTGTATTGTATTGTGTAATCCCCTTCGGGGATATACAATACAATACAACAACCCGACCCGAAAGCCGGATACAACGCACGTTGCATCCTCTCTCTTTTGACAATGCAACACTCTGCCAGACTAAAGCATCCCAGGTCAGAGGGTATGCGAGGTATTCTCGACTATGCCGTGTTGCATTGACAGGTTGCAGAATACAACAACATCATATTGCACGTGTTGCATACGGTGTTGTATTGATGCAACACGACCCTAGTGGTCGGGTAACAGTTCGGTAACAGTCCGCGAGCGGTAGCGGAGAGCCGGCGAACGGTACAGTGTGTGTAGGCCCTGTGTAGATATAAGAAATTGTCAAAAGACCCATTGACAACTCGGCCGCGAGGTGGTATAATTTTATTGCAAGGTTGGGACGACAGAAGGAGCCGAGATGAAGAAGTACGCGCAGTTCAAGGTCACGGTCAAGGACAGCCCGCGACAGGTCGGCGGACGCAGCAGGGTGTACTTCACCGAGCGCGGTATGCGCAACGCGGTGGCCAGGGCGAGGGCCGCCTACAAGCACGCAGAGGTGCGCGGGTGCTACGAGGACAGCAGCGTGGCCGGCGGCTTCAACTGGGAACCGGTCGCACTGTAGGGAGGAGAGGACGATGAACTACACGATCGCGGAGATCAGGAACGTGCAGAGCGGCGAGCGCGTGACCGTGCACAAGAGCGGGAACAAGTACTACCTCGGGTTCGAGGGAGACGGCGGCCACGTCTTGTCCGGGAAGGGAGGTCGCGAGATGTTCGACCTGTTTTACGAGGTCGGGCGCTACGTCACCGAGTGCCTGTACTCCTACGAGTATAAGGCCGACCTTGTGAAGAGCGCGTAGAGGGAGGTGCGGGATGGAGACTCTGAGGGAGTGCGTGGAGTACAGGGAGAAGGAGGAACGAAATGACTAGGAAGACCGAGCCCGAGAGCGCCCGCGACATGTGGTGGGCGCAGGAGCAGACTGCAGGAAACG